TGCACAGGATACCGGCACTGAGCAAACCCGCCTCGTGCGGGTTTTTTTATGCCCGCCGCGCGCGGGTTTTTTTACGTCCGGGACACGGCGCATGGCCGCCCCGAGGAGTGATGGAAATGAACGAAGGAGACGCTGTAACCCAAGAGCAGGACGAGTTTTCCGCCGCGTTTGCAGAGCAGGAAGTTGCCCAGGAGACCGAGGACCAAAGCACAGACACTGTGCAGGATGAGGAGCCTGTACAGCCTGAGCAGGCCGAGGATGAGGTGGCCGTTGCGCCCGATGAGCCCAAACCAGAGGGCGAGGAGGTGCAGGACGACCCGAACAGCCAGACCTGGGAACAACGCTACAAGACCCTGCAAGGCAAGTACAACGCCGAGATCAACCGGCTGAAGGCGGAGATCGCGCAACTGTCCACACCAGAGAAGGACGAGCCGAAGGAGGACGCCAAGGACGAGGAGGAGGACTACGAGCGCATGCTCGAAGAAGACTATCCCACCTTGTCCAAGGGCATCGAGAGGAAGGCCGAGCGTGTCGCGCGCGAGATTGCAGAGCGCATACGGCAAGAGCTGCGGCCGGTCGTCGAGGTGACGCAAGAGACCCTGGCTCAGCGCCACTTCAAGGCGATCCGTGATGCACATGGCGACTTCGACGAGATTGTCTCCAGCGGCGCGTTGCGCGCCTGGGTGGATGATCAGCCTTCCTTCGTGAAGGACCGCTACGAACTGGTCATGGAGCGCGGGGATGCGCGGAGCGTGATCGAACTGCTGAATGCGTTCAAGCGTTCGCGTGCCGTGCCTCAGAAACCCAAACACACCCAGCCCGGCGACGACATCGTTGTTCGCACGCGGTCTGCACCGGCCATCCCTGCCGGACAGCCCGATACGAACGACTTCTCCGCCGGGTTCAACCTGTAAGCAATTGAAAGGAGACAGTCATGACTACCACCATCTATGGTGACATCAGCCCGCGCACTGCGGGCAAGGCAGCCAAGGAGCTGCTCGAACGCGCCCAGCCCTTCCTGGTGCTGGAGATGTTCGGCCAGGCCAAGCCGCTTGGCAAAAACCAGACCAAGGCGGTCATCTTCCGGCGCTACAACGCGCTCGATCCGACCCCGAAGCCCTTGGTCGAAGGGGTGACGCCCACCGCGAAGCGTCTGACCAAGACCGACGTGGTGGCCAACCTGGTGCAGTATGGCGACCGCATCGAGTTGTCCGATGTCGTGCTGGACACGCATGAAGACCCGGTGCTGATGGAATCGGTGCAGATTCTCGGCGAGCAGGCCGGGCAGATGTTGGAGATGGTGCGCTATGGTGTGCTGCGTGCCGGGACCAACGTCATCTATGCCAACGGCACCAGCCGCGCCGACATCAACACCCAATTCACCACCACCGTGCAGCGTCGCGTGACGCGGGCATTGAAGCGGCAGAACGCGCGTCCGATCACCCGGCGCGTGTCTTCGACGCCGAACTTCAACACCGAGCCCGTGGCACCTTCCTACATCGCGCTGTGCCATCCGGACATCGAGAACGACATCCGCGATGCCACCGGCTTCGTGCCTTCCGAGCAGTACGGTACGGTGTCCCCGTATCCGAACGAGATCGGCAAGATCGAGGACGTCCGCTACCTGACCTCCACCATCATCGAGCCGTGGCTCGGTGCGGGGGCGGATGTGGGCGCGACCGGCATGCTGAGCACGGGTGGCAAGATCGACGTGTACCCGATCCTTTTCTTCGGCCGCGATTCCTACGGGCTCGTGCCGTTCAAGGGTGAGAACGCGGTCACGCCGATGATCGTCAACCCGAAGCCGTCGGACTCCGACCCCTTGGCGCAACGCGGCCATGCCGGCTGGAAGGCCATGCATGCCGCCGTCATCCTCAACGACCTGTGGATGGCCCGCGCCGAAGTCGCCGTGAAGTCCTGATCCTGCTTAACCCAAGGCTGACCGCGCCCCAGGCGCGGCAGCCCATTCGAGGAGACCAATCATGTTGTTCAGCCAAATCAATCGCCAAAACGAGGCGTTCCCGAACCTGACCTTTACGGCAGCCGGGATCGCCGCCGGCACGAACGCCGGCACCTGGAAAACCACCAACGCGATCCAGACCTGTATTGCCGGTCGAGCAGTCTCCAAGGCGGCTGCCGACAACCAGTCATTTTCGACCAAGAAGCCTGGCGGAAAGGACGTCGAACTCGTGCCCAGCGGTGCGCACTGCTACATCCTGTGCCAGATGGATGCTGCTGGCAACCTGACGACCGTGCAGGGCGAGATCAACGGGGGTGTGCCTGAGCCGGATTATCCGGACAAGAAGATCGTCCTCAATGCGACTTCCTCGGCCACCATCACGCTGAGCGTCGTCGGCGGCAACATCCTGCGCATCGACCGCAGCACGCATGGCCTGAACGTGGGGGATTGCATCCGTCTGGACGGTCTGACCCAATCCGGCCATAGCGGTCTCAATGGTGTGCCGCTGTATGTCGTGCGCCGGATCGACGCGAACAGCTTCGAGGTGGACACGCCGACCACGTTCGTGCCGAAATTCGCCACGGGTTCCGCGTACACCAAGGATGCGTCGATCAGCATGATCTCGGCGGCCCGCGTCGCCATCGGCATCATCCGGGTGGCACCCACCAGCACCGCGACGTTCACGCCCGGCACGACCAGCTTGGCCGCCTCGAACGTCAACCCGGTGTATTACGACATCGTCGGCCATCCGGCCTTCACCCGCGTCTGATCCACCCGCTTGCCGCCCATGTCCGGCTGCGCGCCGGCATCGGGCGGCCTTTTATTTGGAGACAACACATGAAGACCATGAACAAGGAAGGCTTGGCCAAGATCGTTGCCAAACATTACGGCCTGTCTATCGAGGACGCCAAGGCGAAGCCAGACACGGAGTTGCTCGATCTGGTCAACGCCCTGCATCTGCCGGAGATGGATGAGCCCAAGGCGAAGCTGTCCGGGGACCGCTACCGCGTCATCATCCACCAGCAGGACGGTCCTGACGGCAACGAGGATGTCGTCATTGGCGTCAATGGCGAGGTGGCACAGATCAAGCGCGAGCATGAGGTCGCCCTGACCAAAGAGCAGATTTCCGTGCTCGAAAACGCCGTGTACATCCGCTATGAGCCCATCGTCAACCGGCCTGGCGAGTACCACGAGCGTCATATCCGCCGCTTCAACTACACGGTCCTTGGCCCGACATGAACATCAGCGAACTGGCCCGGTATGTGACGCCTTACGCGGGTGCCTGCCCGGACCCGCTCATTCTCATGGCGCTGCGTCAGGCGATCCGCGAGTTTGCCGAGTACACGCGCGACTACCGCACGAGCGTGGATGTCGCCATGCTAGAGGATACGTCCACCTACGACCTTGCGCCGAGCATGCCGGCGGGCACCGAGTACGACCGCATCGAATCGGTGCTCGATGGCGACAAGCTGCCCATCCGCCCGTTCGCGGAACACGATTTCGACCTGGCCGCGCCGGACTGGCGGACGCACAAAGGGCCGCGTGTCGAGCGGTACACGATGGTCTCGCCCTATGGCGTCATGCGCGTCTATCCGACCCCGGACAGCGCCGGCCAGAGCCTGAGCGTGACCGTCTCGCTGCGGCCTTCGTTCGATGCGCAGACCGTCGAGGATGGATTTGCCAAACGGCATGCGGAGTTCATCGGCTACGGTGCGGCGGGCATCCTGCTCAAGATGCCGGGCAAGCCGTGGACGAACCCGGAGGCGGGGGTCCATTACTACCAGTTGTTCAGCGAGCGCATGAGCAAGACGCGCGTGCGCAGGCTGCATGATCACACGACGGCGGCCGCGCGGATACCGCTGCGGGGTCTGGAGGACTACTGATGAGCACGGCCAACGACATCGCCACTCAGGCGCGCTACATCCTGAACGATGCCGGTGTGCATTGGGATGATGCCGAGATGCTGACCTGGATCAACCAGGCGCAGTCGGTCATCGCCATGCTGCGCCCGGATGCCACCTCGGTGCTCAAGGTGCTGACCCTGGCCGCCGGGACCAAACAGTCCATCAGCGACATGAAGCTGCTTGACGTCATCCGCAACGTCGCGGCCGATGGCGTCACCCCAGGCCGTCCGGTACGGCTCGTCGAGCGCGTGTTGCTGGACGCCATCGAGACCTGGCATACCGAGACGAGCGCGAGCTACATCAGCAATTACGCCTTCGACGAACGCAGCCCACAGACGTTTTGGTGTTATCCGCCGGCCCAGGCGGGCATCAAGGTCGAGGCGCTGGTGAGCGTCGCACCTGGCGTGCTCACCAACATGGCGCAGTCGCTCACGTTGCCAAGCATCTACGACGCACCGGTGATGGATTATGTGCTCTACCGTGCCTTCCAGAAAGGCACCTCCGCCGGCAGTCATGCCCGATCCGCACGGCATCTGGAATCGTTCGCCGTGGCACTCGGACAGGAGGCGGCAGCGAAGATCACGACCTCGCCAAATGCCGTCGATTACGGGGCGGCCAGAAAGTGAGGACACCAGTGTATACGCATCTCAGACAGATACCGGACGGGATCAAGGGGTTCATGGACGGGATTTCAATCGCCGCCGTGATCGGCACGCTGGCACAGCTTCTGCCTGCCATCGCGGCCTTGGTCACCATCATCTGGACCAGCATCCGCATCTACGAGACGCGCACGGTGCAAAAACTGCTCGGGCGCAAACCGGATACGACCACTGACGAGTAAAGGAGGATGTCATGCCTACTTCAGCCTATACCAAGGTCACTGCCGCCAACGAGGACTTGGCGGAGGCCATCAACTGCGGCACGGACCAGTGGGCGATCGCCCTGTCCAACACCGCGCCGTCCGGCAAGACGTTTACCGCCGGCACCACCGATCTGCCGACCGGCGGTGGCTATACTGCTGGTGGTAACAACGTCACTACGGTGTCGAGCGGCATGAACGGCTCGGACTTCGTTTTGGTTTTGGCCGACCCCGCCGTGTGGACGGGAAGCGGTTCCGGGTTCACCTTCCGCTACGCCCTGCTGGTGAACAAGACCAATAACCTCGTGCTC